GCCACCGCCCCCAGCGCAGAGCATCACGCTCACCGCCCTGGCAGGCCTGTCGGCCACGGCTGGCGGGGCGTCGCTGGGTTTCAGCGCACAGGTGACCAACCCCACCGGCCTGCCGCTGAGTTTTGTCACTGAGGCCGCCAGTGGACCCGCTCCCACCGGGGGCAGCAGCACGTGGGCCCTGGGCGATCTGAACAAGGCGATCAGCCTGACCTGGGCGGCTGCTGGCACCAGCGTGATTCGGGTGAGGGATGCGAACAACGCCTTGAGCAACAGCCTGAGCGTGACGGTTGCGGCCGCGCCTTCCCCGCCGCCGCCACCTCCACCGCCACCGCCAGCCCCCACGGGCAACATCACCCAGTACCTCACCAGCGACGGTGGCACGGCTTCGTACTCCGGCAACTTCAGCGGCCCGACGCGGGACAAATGGCACAACCGGCTAGGGTTTGCGTGGAAGCGCACCAACACGCTCGGCAACTGGCTGGATGCTTCACAAATTGAAGAGGGCAGCACGGCCTACGCCAGCGGCGCGGCCATCACTGCTGTGGATCAGGTTGTGACCATCACGGCTACGGCCCTTGTGTCGCGCTGGATGAGCAACGGGCAAAACCGTGGAGCTTACCTGCGCATCAACAGCGGTAGCGCTTTCCCTGTCGCGTTCTACGGACGCACAGACGCAACGGATGCGAACCGACCCAAGCTGACAGTCATCACCAGCACTGGCACCTTTGTGCTTACCGCCCAGGCCAACGCCTACTGGTACAACTCCAGCTTCACCGGGATCGGCTCTGCTGCTGAGTGGTGGCTTTCCTCTGGCGCGGCTGTAGCGGTGCTGCGGTTCGACCTGTCCACGGTCACGGGTGTTGTCAGCGGCGCAACTCTTTCGATCAAGGTCAAGAGCTTCCCGAGTGGCGGCAGCACGGGCCAAGTTGTTGGGCTCTACGAGTGCGACCCGCCCGACATCATCGTGCCTGAAAACGTGGTTTCTCCTGTGCTTGGGTTGGCCAACAGTTACGCCGACTTCAACGCATGGAAGACCAGCGGCGACGCAGCCCTGATCGCGGCGGATGACTTCGAGCTTGGTGGGCCGTTCGACGGTGGTTTCACGCCATCGGCTACACGCACGCTCAACCCCGCGACAGGCACCACCTACGCACGCGGCGAGATCACAACCGGGGCCAATGGCAGCGCCAACTCGCGGCTTGAGGTTAGCAGCGGCACGGGTACGCAAGGCATCCCCAACATCGTGCGCCCAGAGGTGTACGGCCAATACTGGCTGTACCTCGAAAGCGACTTCGGCACCACGCAAGACGACGCGATCAAGATCCCCGCGATGGGCGTGCAGTTCGGCTACTGGGTGTCCACGGGTGGGAGCACGGGCTATTGGCAGCAGACCACCGGCAATGGTGGCAGTCGCGGCACCGGCCTAAAGGTTGATCGTGGTGGAAGCCTGAACTATGAATACCAGGGTCACAGCGTTCGGTTCTTGACCGGGACGCTACCCACGGCGTTGGACGATGACCCATACACCGGCTGGTTTGGCATGGGCATCTACGACTACAACCTTGATCAGGTTGGACCGTTCCCGGCTGGTGCTTCGTTCCCGATGGTGGCAATCCGGGCGCTGAAGCAGTATTGCATCGACATCCGCGTGCTGCAAAACACCATGACGGGCGCGCAGGACGCGCTCGGGAATTACGCCACGGCCAATGCTGACGGTGCGTATCAGGTGTGGATCAACGGCTTGCAGGTCTACAGCCGCACCAACTACCGCTGGCGCAAACACGCTGAGTTTGGCGTGCAGGGCATGTGGATTGACGTTTATCACGGAGGCACAAGCACGCAGTCTGCCCCGGGCTCGCACTACCAGCTTGACCGGGTGAGCCTGGCCACAAGCTACATCGGGCCGAAGATCACCCTGCCGTCGTGGGTGCCTGCTGCGGGCGCGGCCACCACTCTGACCAACGCAAACGGGCGGTTGTCGAACAACTACCGTTCGGTGGTCAACGACTACTACGACGCCTTCTATGCGGTGAAGTCGGTCGGTGGATTCAACGGTGGCTTTGTGAACCCGTGGTGGGGTGAGTACGGGGCACTGCTGTTCTGGGGCGGCGGGCACAGCGACACGAACCACAACGCGATGATCGCACTGGAGCTGACCGCTACGGGCGGCACCTACAAGCGGCTGGCGGATGCTTCCGATTACTACGGGGCAAGCGCACTTTCGGGCGCTGCAAGAACGTCCGCGATTACCTCCAATGGCATCGGCAATGTTGTCGTTGACGGCAAGGCCAGCGGCAAGAACACATCGACCGGCGTTGTGTCTGGCAATGAGTATTGCGAATCGCGGGTTGGTGATGGTGCTCCCAACGCCCCGCACTCATGGGGCAGCGGCGACGTGATCGCGCCCGTCGATGGTGGTTCGCCCTACGGCTCATTCTTGCAAGTGCTGAACCAGGCCAACACGCGCGAAGAAAACTATTCGGTCTACGCTGCGCACCGCCTCAACTTTGCCGATCTGTCGCACGGGCTTGGGGCTCGAAGCTGGGCCAGGGCATCGAACAACTGGGATCAAACAATCCCGACTGGCAGCGTTCCGATGCACTCTGTGCATGTTCCTGCGCATGGCCGCGTCTACACCTTCGGGCGTGCGTCTGCTCGGCAGATTCGCTGGTATGACATCGCTGCAGGCACCTATCACACAGGCACGGGCGAGGGCTTCACGCTCGACCAAGCCAGCGCGCCAGGCGGCAACGGCGGCGGGGCGGTGTTCCATGTACCTGAGCGAAACATTCTTGTCTGCTGCTACGGCTGGCCGAATCTGGTTGTCCAGTGGATCAACGTTGCATCTGGCGTGACACAGCCCACGCGAACCAGCGGCGGCGGTGGGACGGTCACGCTGTCTGCGTCTGTGAGCGTTGAAACCTTCTTCGGCAGCGCTTGTTGGTGCCCAGACAACAGCCGAATCATCGTCGGCGGACTGGCCGCGGCGGACACCATCGCAGAGATTGCGATACCCGCCACGCTCACCGACACATGGACGGTCGAAACGACTGCCACAACTGCCGGGGTTTTGCCCTCGCCTTTGACGGGCACGAACAACCCGCAGATTTTCAAGCGCTGGTCCTACAACCCCCGCGTGAAAGCCATCGTCTTGCAGCGCTTTGCGACCCTTAGCGGTGATGACACCGTGTATGTCTACCGACCAAGGAACACCTAATGGCCCAGCCAACATACGTCACCGCAGCAGGTGTAAGCGCAGGCTTTGCGACCACCGTTGCCGTCCAGATCGACTTTGGTTCGGCGTCTGACCGTGCGGTTTTGGTTCAGGCGTTCAACGACGCTGGGTCATCGCTGACCAACATCAGCAGCATCATCGTTGGCGGCACTGTGAGCGGCGGCACAACGACCGGAACGCTTGGGGTTGCCGGAACCAAGAACGTGGACGGCACCATCAGCGGCGGCACGGCTCTGACTCTTGAAACGCAAATTGTTGGGGCCTCCTTCCTTGGAAGCGCCGGGAATGCGCGGGCGGGTCGGTTGGTTGGTGGGGCCGTCCCGACTGGTGTGCAGTGGGTGCAGAACGTCGGATCGGACGGCAACGCCAAGCCGGGCCTGTTGGTGTACGTTGCCTCGGGTGTGGCTAGTGCGGCTGCTGGTAGCACGTATTCAGTTATCACCGGCTCGCCATCCATCAGCGTCACGAGCACGGCAAACGACTTGCCTGTTGCGCTGTCTTTCTCAAACTGCGCAGACGGTGCGACGATTTCGGTCACTGGCGCGACCGTCCAGCGTGTGCGCAACTTAAACGCGGCGGCAGGGCCGTTCAACTCGTTTGCATGGGAAGAGCCTGGGGTGGCGGGCACGGTTGCGCTGGAGGGCACGATCTCGGGCACTACTCCGGGCGTAGCGGGCACTTCATGGAACTTGGTCGGTGCGGCATCCGCCCCCATCCTCACCGCTCCCACTGGCGCGGCCACAGGCCCGACTCAAGCCGCAATTGGCGTCACATCAGACACCACAGGCGGCATCAGCAGCCTGATACTGCCTGCGGCCACGGCTGCGCCAGCCGATGCGGCCACGCTGATTGCAGACGGCGCGGCAATTGTTCGCACCATTGCAACCGCTGGCGTGGCGCAGACCTTCCCCATCACAGGCCTGACGACCAACACAGCCGTCAAAGTCCACTGGGCCATGGCTGGCAGCAACGTGAGCAGCAGCGCATCGTTCACGCCCAGCACGCTGGCCATCAGTGGCGCGGCACTCAGCGCGCAGACAGGCACGGCTGGTGCCGCATTCGTGTGGGCCGGCGCAACGCCTGAAAGCCTGATCACCAACATCGGCAACGGCTCGGGGTCTTGGACGGCGACTGCTGGCGTTGGGGCATCTGGCGTCACCGTCAACAGCGCCACTGGCATCCTCGTTGCGGGCTCGCTTGGAACGGCGGGCAGCTACACCATCACCCTGCAGCGCGGTGACGGTAGCACTGTGCCAGGTGTGCAGACGGTCACCAAGACGGTTGGCCTGACGATCGGCGCCAGCGGCGATGTCACGCCGCCAACACTGACCAGCCCTGCTGCGGTTGGTGGTTCTCTGACTTGCTCTGGCAGCGCTTCAACAAACGAAGCCAACGGCACGCTCTATACCGTTTTCTGCGCCAGCGCGACGCTGCCAACCGACTTGCAGGTTGAGGCCGGTCAAGACAGCTCAGGTGCGGCGGCGCTGCGCGCAGTGAGTCAGGCGGTTTCCGCAACGGGATCGCAGCCGGTGGTTTCTGGTGCCATCACGGCCGGCACGCGCTACGCCTTTTTCATGCACAAGGATGCTGCTGGAAACAGGTCTGCAGTGGCGGCCTCTGCTAGCTTTGTCGTGACGGGGGCTGGCACCTACGGATTTTCTGTCGGCCCATTTGGCCTGAACACTGGCAGCGGGCCTGTGCTGGGCGTGCCGGTGTCCTACACCTTGACGCCTGGCGAAGTTGGTGCGGCCAGCGGTGCTTCTATCAATGGCACTGGCACGTTTCATGCCGCGACAGGCGTGCTGGCGATTTCTGGCCTGGCTTCTCCTGGCCTGTATTCCGTGCAGATCAAGAACGCTGACGGCTCTAGCCGCTGGCACGGCACTGCAACGGCGGCCTGACCATGTGGCGCAACCAGATGGAGCAGATCGGCGGCCGGTTCATCTTTGGCACGCCGTTCGTTGGTCTGCTGGCTGAGCAGATCCTGGCTGATACCGCAACCGGTCCCAACGGTCATGGGGCGATGTACAACGACGGTTTGGTGCCAGGCAAGAGATACCGCATGGTGCTGGCCAACCCTGCATCATTTCCAGGGACGGTGTTCGAGGATGGATCGTTCATTGCGTCAGCCAGCTTCAGCGACACCTACAGGCTCTACGAAGACAACATCCTCCAAGCCTATAGCGGCGGCGGCTTTGACGTCCCGTTCTCATTTTCAATTGGCGCTGGAGGTCGCGTGGCTGATGCGAATATCACGATAAAGCGCGGAGCTTGGGATCTGTCCCTACACCGAGTCTCCAAGCAGCCGCGCGAGGTTCGGGACGTCATCATCGAGATGGCTCCATGGTTCCTTGGGCGCGCCGATGACCCGTTGTCAGTTGACTTCACAGTCAGTGACCCGGCAATTTCAGCCACCGTTGTTTTGGCCGGGACCAGGATCGTTGCGACTCTGGCGGGGGGCGCTGATGGCGGCTCTTACAACATCTCCATCCGAATGACCACAAACTCGACTCCAGCGATCGTGCGCGAGTTCGACCTGGCTGTTGAAGTGACGGAGGTTGCTTGAGCGAGCAAGACCACGACGAGTACGTCAGCGCGGCGGCCTTGGTTTTTGAGGACCGGCAGCCTGGTGGCTCACCTCAGGATCAGCTACTGCAGTCGCTTGGTTCGACGCTGATCGGTGAGTTCGCAAGGGCCGAAACGGATCGACAGCTCACCGAGCAGAGGTGGTTGAAAGACCTGCGTCAGTACCGCGGCCAATACGACCCCGAGACCGAGGCCGCCATTGGCAAAGCCAGGTCGCGGGCGTTCGTGCGCAAAACGCGCGTGAAGATCAAGACCATCGACTCTCGTGTGGCCGACTTGCTGTTCCCGACCGGTGCCGAAAAGAACTGGGCAATTGAAGAGACGCCAAAACCAACCATCGCCCCCGAGCAGCGGACCGATATCGTCGCTGGACTCAAGAAACAGGCCATGGCTCAACTCCAGCAGCAGGCTCAAGCCTCGCTGCAGGAGTTGGTGGCTCAAGGCATGCCTCAGGACCAGGCGCGCCAGCAGATCGAGCAGCAGATGGCCCCGCTTCTGCAGCAGGCCGAAGGTGAGCCGCCGGTTGAGTTGATCGATCGAGTGGCCAAGCAGGCCGCCAAAGCAGCCTCCGCCAGAATGAGTGAGGTGATCGAAGACCAGCTGGTCGAGTCACGGTACAAACAGGTTGCGCTCAAGACGATCCACAGCGGGCACCTGTACGGCACCGGAATTTTGAAGGGCCCACTCGTTGATCGACGCGTCAGGACCAGGTTCGTCAAAGAGGGTGGTAAGTGGATCTCGAAGACCGAGAGTTACGTGATCCCGTTCATCGACTTCGTGCCGCTCTGGCGCTTTTACCCGGACATGAGCGCCACCGAGTTGCAGGCGTGCCGATTCGTCTTCGAGCGGCACACAATGACCCGCCACGAGATGAGTGGCCTGACCTCCAGGAAAAGCTTTGCCAAGGGCAAGCAAGCCATCATCGACTGGATCAAAGCCAACCCAAAGGGTCACGCCACTCCGCGCTACTGGGACAACGAGCTCCGCAACATCGGCGAGCGAGATGGCGCGCAGGGCGACCCAGGCGGGACCTACGAGGTCCTCGAGCGATGGGGGTGGTTGAACGGTGAGCAGCTTGCGGCTGCTGGTGTTGACGTTCCAGAAGACCGCATGCATGAGGCCTTCTTCTCGAACGTCTGGATGCTGCCAAACGGGACCATCCTCAAGGTCGCGTTGCAGCAGATCGACGGTGTCACGTGGCCGTATTTCTTCTACTACTTCGACAAGGACGAGTCGACCATCTTCCCTGAGGGCCTTGCATCGATCATGCGAGACGACCAGGAGATGCTCAACGCAGCCACTCGGATCATGATCGACAACGCCGCGATCACCAGCGGCGGCCAGCTTGAGGTGACGCCGCACTTGCTCAGCACAACCGAGAAGGTTGATGAGTTCGTCCCGTGGAAGGTCTGGCTGCGCAACAACCTCAGCCCAGGTGCCCCAGCCATTCGCGAGATCAAGTTTCAGTCGAATGTCGGCGAGCTTTCCAAGATGGCAGCCATGTTCGAGAACAACGCCGACGAGACTACAGCCATCCCTCGGTACATGAGCGGCGAGAACGCCACCAGCGGTGCGGCCGGCACAAGCTCAGGCCTGTCGATGCTGATGGGTGCCGTCAACATCGTCACCAAGGACTTGCTCACCTCTTACGACGAAGGTGTCACGGTCGGCTTCATCCGCGGCGTCTACAGCTGGAACATGAAGTTCAACCCTGACGACACCATCAAGGGCGACTACGACGTCAAGGCGACCGGCAGTGCAAGCTTGATCGCGAAGGAGGTCCGCGCTCGACAGCTCAATGAGTTCGCTCAACTTACCGCCAACCCACTTGACGATCCATGGATCAAGCGCGGGGTCTTGAACAAGCTCCGCGCCGAAGCCAACGAGCTCGTCGATTGCGTGAAGACGCAGGAGGAGTTCGAAGCCGATCAGCAAAGCCCGCAGAACCTGATGCAGCAACAGTTGCAGCATCAGCTCTTGATGGCCCAACTGCAGGACCTGCTGGCCACGATCAAGAAGAAGTCCGCCGAAGCCGACAAGACAACCGCGTCGATTGGCCTGGTTGAAGCTCAGGCCGTGAGCGCCAAGGTCTCCAGCGCCTACGCCGCCCTCCAGGCCGGTGGTGTGGCCACAAGCCAGCCGACCATCGCTCCAGCTGGCGACGAGATTTTGCGGTCTGCCGGGTGGAAAGACGCGACGCCGGACCCCAGCATCGCCCAGCTCAACGGACCGCCGGTGCAGGAAGAGGCGGGCACCATGACGAAGATGGGCAAGGGTCAGACCTTTGCACAAGAGCCACGAGGCGACACCGACCCCGTGACCCCGCAGCCGTCTGATGATGCAGCTCCACAACAGCAACCAACGCCAGGAGCTCCAGAGGCTGCGACCGGTATGGTCGGAGCCCGCGGTGGGATTGAAACGCAAAGGATTGAGCCTTGAGCGAAATGAATCTCGATGAGCGGATCAGGGCCAAAACAAAGCTCTTGCGAGATCTGCGCGAGACCACCGCAATGCACCACGTTCGCGGGTTGCTTGATGACTTGGACGCCTCCTATAAGGAGCAACTCGCCGATGTTGCGGCTGCGGACCTTGCCAAAGTCCAGGGAGCGTTGAAGCAGGTCACAAGCCTGCGCGACGCGATCTTTGGACCGGACGGCCTGGTTCCGCGACTGTGAGGGGGCTGCCATCCGGCGCGAGAGGAAACATGGAACCAGAAGTGACTGACCCTGATGTCGAGTTTGCCAACGCCTTCAACGAGGCGGATGGTGCGGTCGACGCCGAGCAAGCGCCAGAAGGTGGGCCAGCCGCAGATGCGACTGGTGATGCCGGGCAAGATGGCGGTGGCCAACCGCCAGCCGAGGATGTTGCTGTCGTACTCAACACTGAGGTGCCTGCCGCTGAAGCTGAGCCGTCAGTTGATCTCGACAAAGAGCGTCAGCGCCTGAAGTCTTGGGAGGGTCGACTGAAGGCGAAGGAGGCCCAACTCTCCGCTGGTGGCGAGAAGCCTGGCGACGAGGCCAACGAGCAAGCTTCAGAGGCCCTCGAGGGCGTTGCTGGGGCTGCGACGGTTGGCGGATCTCCTGAGCTGGCCGAAGCCGCAAGCGCAGCCGCCGAGGCGGTCGAGGCTGGTCAGATCACTCCTGAGCAGGCGATGGCTCAACTCTCCGAGGACTTCGGGGAGGAGTTCATCCAGATGATCAAAGCGATCGTTGTGGCAACGACCAAGACGGAAGTTGCCCCGGTCTCGAAAACGGTCGACGACGTTGTTTCGTCGCTGAACAGCCGAGAGGAGCGCGCCCACTTCAAGGCGATCTCCACGAAGCACCCAGACTTTCGGGAAGTCGGTTCGTCCGACTCCTTTAAGGCCTTCATCCAGGGCCTGCCAGACGATGTTCGAGGCGATGCCGAGAAAGTCGCGCAGGGCGGGTCCTCCGATGAGGTGATTGAGTTGTTGGACCTCTTCAAAGAGGCTCAGGCAGCGCCGGCGCCAGGACAGAAGCCCGCCAATGCGGACACTTCTGGCGGCGAAGACGAAGGCCTGGAGGCGCTCGAAGGGGTCCGCAGTGGCGGCGTTCGGCTGCCTGAAAAGCCAACCCCTAGCAAAGAAGATTTTGAGGGGGCCTGGAACGATTTCTGATTGCCTGTAAGGCCAAGACTGCCTCACAGCCGGTGTAGCGGGGTGCACCGGATACCAAACACTCTGCAACCTGGAGTTGGACGCACGTCGAGTGCGGCTGGACGCGGGACACGCCACTGGCGCCCCGAGCACGTTCACCATGGCCATAGCCGACAGAAAGTCAGCTCCTTTCGTGACCGCAATCCCGCGGTCGTGGTGAATGCCAATCGAAAGGAAACATCATGGCATCGACTGTTTACGGCGACATCAGCCCCCGTACCGCCGCTTACGCAGAAAAAGAACTGCTGAAGCGCGGCCTCCCCTTCCTGGTCCTCGAGAAGTTCGGTCAGAGCAAGCCTCTGCCCAGCAACTCGACCCGGGTCATGAAGTTCCGGCGCTACAACGCGCTGCCGAACACCCCCGTCACCCTCGGTGAAGGTGTCACCCCCAGCTCGACCCAGTTGTCGGTGACTGACGTGACCGCCACGCTGCAGCAATACGGCAGCTTGACGACCATCAGCGACGTCATCCTGGACACGCACGAGGACCCGACGCTGCAAGAAGCTGTCGCCCTCCTGGGTGAGCAGGCCGCGCAGATGATCGAGAAGATGCGCTACGGCGTTCTGCGTGCCGGCACCAACGTGATCTTCGCCAACGGTGCCTCGCGCGTTGCGGTGAACACCCCGATCACCCTGGTCCTGCAGCGCCGCGCGACCCGCGCGCTGAAGCGTCAGAATGCTCGGTTCATCACCAGCATCGTTCGCTCGACCCCGAACTGGGGAACCGAGAACGTGGCCCCCGGCTTCGTTGCCTTGATCCACACCGACTGCGAAGCCGATGTGCGCGGCTTGGCTGGCTTTGTGCCGGCCGAGAAGTACGGCTCGATGACCCCATGGGAAAACGAGCTGGGCAAGGTCGAGGACGTGCGCTACGTCAGCTCCACCATCTTCGAGCCCTTCCTGAATGCAGGCGGCGCGGCTGGCGCGATGTTGTCGAGCGGCGGGTCCAACGCTGACGTGTACCCGGTGCTGTTCTTGGCCAAGGACGCCTACGCAACGATCGCGCTGAAGGGCATGTACGCCCTGACCCCGATGGTCGTGAACCCGAAGCCGAGCGACAGCGACCCGCTGGCCCAGCGCGGCCACGTGGCATGGAAGGCCTACCAGACCTGCGTGATCCTGAACGACGCGTTCATGATCCGCGGCGAAGTGGCTGCCACGGCCTGATGAATTGATGGTGGGGGACTTGTCCCCCACCCTCTAAATCAACCCAACTCAAAGGAAAACCATGTCACGTCTCGAAGACATCTCCTCCGGCCCGGTCCGCAAGGCCTTCGCCGCAACCACGGTCAGCGCTCACGTGCTGGCAGCCACCGGTGGCGCAACCGCCACCGTTGCCACCACCAACGCGGTCATCTCCCAGATCGATGGCGTCACCCGCTCGCGCGCGGCCCTTGCGGCCCAGTCGTTGGCGCCGACGCACAACATCTTCGGCGAAGCCAGTACGGCTGTTTACGCCCAACCGATCGGTGCCACCGCCTATCTGGCCTTGGGTGTCAATGCCGCCGGCACGATCGCCGTGGTCCAGGGCACGTTTGCAGGCCAAAACTTGGTCCCGTCGGCAACCGCCGGCGTGGGTGCCTTGTCCAACGCCGGCACCAACCTGGTCGGCGACGGTTCCATCCCCACCCTGCCCGAAGGCTACGCGCCGCTGGGCCTGGTGAAGGTGGTGGCCGCCTCTGCCGCGTTCACGCCCGGCACGACCAACCTGAACACGGCTGGTCTCACGTTCTCCTACTTCGACATTGGCCTGATCCCTGCGGTCAAGCCTTAATCGAAGGTGGGGTTCTGCGGGGCGGCTTTGGTCGCCCCGCCTCTGTCTTTCAACGCATCTGTGAGGATCAAAATGTCTGCCAACTCTCAAGTTTCAACCCTTGAATCGACCAAGCCCGATCGGGCCCCCGCAGTCGCCGCCAAAGCCAAGGTCGTCAAGTCCAATGGCCACGACGTCGCCCTGAGCGGCAAGAAGGCCAGTCTGACCATCCACCCCTCCGAAGGAATCGGCGGCGAAGACGCGGTCCTTGTCGGCCTGAATGGCTTCATGTACCAAATCCCCCGCGGCGAGCCGCAAGAGATCCCAGTCGAGGCCCTGGCCATCCTGGAAAACTCGGTTGGTGTGCACCTGTCCACCGACAAGGCCGGCGAAGTCAAAGAGCGGCGCGTCCCCAGGTTCGCCTACACCGTCCACTCCGTTGACAAGCTCGACGCCTGAAAGGTCCTGAATGGGCACCACACTCGTCAAAGACGTCTTCTACCGCGCCTCTTCGCAGCTCAATGACCTGAGCCCGCAGTTCACCAGGTGGAAGCAGCGCGAGCTTGTGGATGCCTGCAACGACGGCCAGCGAGCCATCGCCAAGTACATTCCGAGCAGCTCCGCTCGCGTCGATGCTGTCAAGCTCGCCGCCGGCAGCAAGCAGTCGATCGAGCGTATTCTGTTGGCCAACATCATCCCTGGTGACGGGTCTTCCGCAGCCGACGTCAACGGGACCTACTTCCAGACCGCGATCCGCAACATGGGCGCCAACGGCTTGACGCCTGGCTCGGTGATCCGCGTGATCGACAGGGAGATCCTTGACACAGGAACGCCAGACTGGCACGTACCGCCTGCCGGGACGTACGCAGGCGCGCGCGGCGTCATCTTCGACCCGCGGTTCCCGAAGGTCTTCTACGTCTGGCCGGCCGTCCCAGCCGGGACTACCTGGTGGCTCGAGCAATCGATGCTTGCCGACCCGGTTTTGATCCCTCATGCGGCAGAAAACACCTACGCATGGGAGGGGGTGAGCACGGCAACCATCTCGATCGACGACAAGTATGTCGACGATCTGCTGAACTACATCATGGCACGCGCCTTCATGAAAGACGCCGAGTGGGCGGCCAATCCGGCCATGTCGCAGAACTACACCACCCTGTTTGTCGGCAGTATCAACGCCCAGGTCACAGCGGTGACGGGCGTCAACCCAAACCTGCAGAGCTTGCCATTCAACCCCAACGTGCCCGCTAAGGGCGCCGGCCGGTGAGCCCACAAGAGCTCTATCGCCGTATCCTGCCGTACGTCCCCGGGTGCCCGGAGCCAACGGTTGATTTGGCGATCATCGAGGCAGCGACGGAGTTCGCCGAGAAGACTCAGCTCGTCTTCTCTGCGGAGGCACCGATCTCTTTGGTGAATGGAAAATCCACCTACTACGTGGCACCGGACTTTGATGTTGAGGTCGACCTCATCACGAATGTTTTCTGCGCCGGCCGAGAGCTGGGGCTGGTCACGCCAACCAGCCTTCATGACCAGCTTCCTGGGTGGGAATCTTCAGAGTCGAACGAGCCAACCCACTACAGCACTTTCGGGTCGGCTGGGTCGATCACCGTTTACCCAAAACCAACCAACGTCAGTGGCCAGAAGCTCCGCGTCTTTGCTTCATGGGTGCCATCATTTGACGCTGCGGCGATCCCAGACGAGCTCGGCCGCGGCTATGCGAGAGACATTGTCGAGGGCGCAAAGGCTCGTCTGATGATGATCCCAGAGCGCAAGTGGACAAACCTGCAGCTGGCTGGAATTGCTCAAGGCAGATTTGACGCCGCCGTGGCGGATGGCCGCATCAAAGCGATCCATGGCAAGGCTGCCGGGACGATCTCTGCCAGGCCGCAACGGTTCGGGGGCAGCTAACCCATGCCCGCCATCGTCGTCAAGGCGATTGGGGGCATGCGGCCGATAGTTGAGCCGCACCTACTCGACCCAAGCGAAGGCGCTCTCGCCCGCAACATGCGAATTGTTGGTGGCGCGATCGAGCCACTTCGCGGGTCAACCACTCTCCAGGCGGTCTCTGTCGCCACGCCACAGACGCTCTGGCGATACGGCAACGATGCGGCCGAGGGGAATTGGTGGTTTCAGTTTGCCGGCGACGTGGACATCATCAGGTCCCCCATCGCCGCCGACGCCTTTGGCCGCGCCTACTGGACCGACGGCGGGGTGCCGAAGTACGGTCCAGCCAGCCTGCTGATCTCCGGGGCCTCGTACCCGGCGGCCAGCTACAACCTCGGCCTGCCATCGCCGCTTGTCCCGCCGACTCTGTCTTTCACTGCTGGGTCCGGTTCCACAGCAGAGACCAGGTCGTACGTCTACACCTATGTGACCGCCTACGGCGAGGAGGGGCCGCCGTCGACTCCAAGTGCCCTGGTCTCGGTTGACCCAACAGCTGCGGTGACCCTCTCGGCCATGTCGGTCGGGCCAGGTGGGCCATACAACATCACCCTGAAGCGCATCTATCGAACCTCAACCGTCGGGTCGACTGCCCAGTTCCAGTTCGTGGCAGAGATCCCCGTCGCAAACACCTCGTACGTCGACACAATCAGCCAGGCGCTGCTCGGAGAGGTGCTGCCGTCGCTTGACTGGGAGGCACCGCCATCCGGCCTTCTTGGTCTGAAGATCCTAGCCAACGGGGCTGCGATCGGATTCCTCGGCAACACGATCTACCTGAGCGAGCCAAACCTGCCGCACGCCTGGCCTCACAAAGTCCCGGTTGATGTTCAGGTTGTTGGTATCGGCGTGTTTCGCGACGGCGCGGCGATCCTCACCAACGGCCACCCGTACATCCTGACCGGCGCAGATCCTGGAGCCATGACGGCACAGCGCCTTGAGGTCCCTCACGCGTGCGTCTCGAAGCGTGGTATTGCCGACACCGGGGACGGCACGGTGTACCCATCTGCAACCGCCCTGGTGTCTATCGGCTCAGGGGGCATCTCAGACCTCTCCGGGAAGTTTTTCAGCGAGGACCAGTGGAGGTCGTACAACCCGTCTTCGATGGTTGGCGCCTATCTGGACGGCAAGTATTACTGCCGCTACCAAGACCTGTCTGGCAACCGCGGGTTCTTGATTTTCCACCTTAAGACCGGGTCCTTGTCGGTGTCCGACATCAACGCTGCAACCGACGTCACGTCGATGTACTTTGACCCGCGTAGCGCAACGCTCTACATGGCTCAAGGCGGCAACATAGTGCGCCACGACAAGGGCTCAAATCTCACGGCCACCTGGCGCAGCGGAAAGTACCGCCTCTCCCGGCCGGCCAACATGGCCTGCTTGGCTGCTACGGCTGACGCCTACCCATTCACTGTCAAGGTCTACGCTGACGGTGCGTTGGTGTCAACACTATCGATCACGGGGCCTGACGCAAGGCGCCTGCCGTCCGGCTTCGAGGCGCGCGACTGGGAGCTCGAGGTTGAGACCACAACCAAAGTGACCAGGGTTGCGATGGCCACATCGATCGGTGAGTTGATGGCGGCGCAGTGAACACGCGCGTCACAAAAGTCCCGGCGATCCCGGCGCCAACCAACGCCAACGACCTCGATTTCAAAAGGGCCGTCAAGGCGGTCATTGATGTGCGAGAAGGTGCGGCTGGCGACCCACTGGACGCCAATGTCACGCTAAGAAACCTCACCGACGTTAGGTTCCTCTCTGGCACGGCTGTGGCCTCTGTCATAGGCGGCGCGACTGGCCTGCCCCCGGGCTACGTGCCACCGATCTTGACGCCGCCGCCAGCGCCAACGGGACTTGCTCAGTCGGCGTCGATCACGTCCATCTTCCTGTCCTGGGACGTCACCCCGATCGGGTATGCATCGAACCATGGGTACACGGAAGTCTGGCGGTCCGCGACGAACGTCCTCGGCAGCGCCGTGATGATCGGCACGAGCAACTCGATCTTCTATGTCGATCCACTTGGGTCGACTGGGACCGCCTTCTACTATTGGATCCGGTACAGGTCTGCCGCCGACGTGACCGGCCCGTACAACGGCGTGTCGGGCCTGCTCGCGCAGACCGGTCTCATTGGCAATGTCGACCTTGGCCCGCTCATTGTCGAAGCTGGCAACCTGGCAGCCGGAGCTGTCACCGCGACGAAGTTCGCCAGCACCATTGAGCCGGTCAGCATCGTCCTCGGGGCGCTCCCAACCGCCTTATCCACGCGAACGATCTTCCTGGCGAGCGACTCCAAGCTTTATCGCTGGAACGGGACCGCCTACGTTGCGACGCTGCTAACTTCAGATCTGTCCGGCACCATCGCTGACGCACAGATCGCAGCCATTGCGGCAGCAAAGATCACCGGCACCTTGACCGATTCGCAGATCGCCGACCTGGCTGCCGCCAAGCTCACCGGCACGATTACCGAAACCCAGATCGCCAACGACGCAATCACGACGCCGAAGATCTTTGCTGCCGCGATCACCACCGCGAAGATCGCGGCCGACGCGGTCACAGCCAACGAGATTGCAGCCAACGCTGTCACAGCGGCCAAGATAAACGCCGGCGCAGTGACCGCCGCCAAGATCGCGGCCAACACCATCACAGCCGGGCAGATCGCGGCCAACACCATCACCGCTGGCCAGATCGCTGCAGCGACGATCACCACGGCCGAGATTGCTGCTGACGCCATCACGGCCGGTCAAATCGCGGCCGGGTCCGTCACCGCGGCAAAGATCGCCGTCAACGCCATCGCCGTAGGGTCGGCGGCTATCCAGAACGGCGCGATCGTCAACGCGATGATCGCCAACGCGACCATCGACAGCGCCAAGATTGCAACCCTGAGCGCTGCGCTCCTGACCGTTGGAGACGGGTCCATCGGCGGCAACCTCAAGAGCGCTTCCTTCACCGCCGGGTCCGGGTCGACGCCGGGGGTTGGGTGGCTTCTCACGCCGGCCGGTTCGCTCCATGCGAGTGGTGCCACCATCTACGGGACAATCTACGCTACGGCTGGAGTTTTTGCGGGATCTCTGAGCGCCGCAACGGGCTCTTTTAGCGGCACACTCACTGTCGGCACCGCGCCGGCCGTGAGCGGCGCCACGATGACCGGCACAGGCGGCATCATCAACAGTGGCGGCACGTTCGCGCTGGGCAATGCCACAACCAACATCAGCTTCAACGGAACAACCTTGACGCTGAATGGCCAGGTTGTCGCTGCAGCCAACATTTCCGGTCAGCTGCCAGCGACCGTCATCGACCGCGGCGGGCTTGCGGTCAGTATTGCTTCGGGTGACATAACCCAGACGGTCGCCTCTGGGGTGACGTTCAACCCAGGGTCAATTGGGAGTCGCACAGCAACCGCCTCCGGCGGCACTTCCCCATACAGCTACGCCTGGACGTTTGTCGACGACAGCTACGCCAACGACGCATCAGTCTGGATCGAAGGGTCATCTTCGGGCGCGACGGTTGCCATGCGCGCTCAATGCAATTCAGGTGGGGACGCGGCTGGAAATGTCCGAGTTACAGTCACCGACGCAGCCGGGTCAACGGCAACCTCATCATTCCGAGCCTCAATCCTAAGCTTGACCTGACGCCATGCCGCACTACGCAATTTATCAAGGGCCTGATGTTGTTGGGGTTCAGGAGGCTGCGTCGGCTGATGGACTGCCGACTGGCGCTGTTGAGCTTCAGAATTGGGCTGGGTGGACGCCTCGACCGTCGCCACACCACTCCCTGCGTTTTTTCCAGGGGACGCTCAAGTGGGAAGATCGCCGCGACGCAACCCAGGCCTGGGTTGATGTCAGGGCCAGCCGCGATCGGCTCATGAAAGACACCGACTGGATGGTTACGCGATCGGTGGAGCGCGGCGCAAACCTCTCGGCTGCCTGGCGCTCCTACCGCCAGGCGCTGCGAGACATCACCGACCAGCCTGACCCGTTCAACATCTCCTGGCCGGAGCCGCCATCGGCGTAGGCTAACCCGCGTCTGCGGAAACAACGCCAAAACACGCGCCCAAATCTTAGAATCGGAGCGGCCCCACTTAGCTGGAATCAACGACGTGACGAGCTTTTTGAAGATTGCACAGGGAATTGATGTAACGCCGCTGCGCATGTCGCTTGCGCGTCAGCCTGAGCTGTTCGGCCGATATGGCGAGCGCCAGTACGCCCCAGGCACGCCGCACTCTGGGATGACCGACATCTGGGTGCGTTACAACGACCGCCGCCCGTTCGAGGCCAGCGGCGACTTCTCTGGCATCAACGACAACCACGAGAGCGTCTGGTATCCAGATTCGGCCAAGCTGCCCGAGGTGATGCCGATAGTGCACGGCCTGATGGCTCACGTGAAGGGCGAGCGCCTGGGTGGTATTCTGATCACCAGGCTGCCAGCCGGCGGGTCGATTGAGCCGCACATCGACGCCGGGTGGCATGCCGCCACCTACGACAAGTTCTACGTCGCCATCCAAACCCCGGCCGGCGCCAAGTTCTGCTTCCCTGATGGAGCTATCTCGGCTTGCGACGGAGATGTGCACTGGTTCCGCAACGACGTTGAGCACTCCGTCTTCAACCAGGGGCCAGGCGACCGCATTGCCATGATCGTCTGCATCCAGCTTTCGAAGGGCCCGGCGTGGTGACCGAGTTCAATGTCGGCTTTGATGAGCATCGCGTGCGCGTTCATCACCACATGCCAGATGAGGATGGTGTCTACGCCAAAGAGGTGCGCATCCCAGCTGGCGTTGAGCTGAAGAGCCATGCACACGCCTTCACCCACAAGTCCATCCTGGCTTCAGGCCGAGCCGTCGTGCGCGCTGGCGGCGTTGAGCAGTTGGTTGTTGGGCCCGCGGTCTTGACCCTCAAGAGTGGCGTCGAGCACTCCGTTCAGGCTGTTGTTGATGTGGTCTGGTTCTGCATTCACGCAACCAACGAGACCGACCCAGAAAAGATTGACCACACGCTGGTCCAGGAGAACTGACATGCCATTTGCCATAGCAGCTGCCGCCGTTGGTGTTGCCGGCACGGTCTACTCCTCCAACAAAGCCGCCAAAACAAGTAAGGCCGGCATCGACGCGCAACGTGAGCTTGCTGGTGCCGCAAACGAGCTGGGGGCCGAGAAGTTTGAGTGGGACAAGTGGGTCTACGAGACCGATATTGCGCCGGCCAACAAGGCCAACCAGGAGCTTCAGTTCCTTTTGGCGGAGGACTACCTCGACACCTCCAAGACCAACAAGGACTTCGCCAACGAGCAGCGTGACGAGTACCGTACCACCTACCTACCGAATGAGCGTCGCGTGGCGGCCGATGCCGCGACCTACGATTCGGACGAGAATACCCAGCGCCGGTCTGGCGTGGCCGCGGCCAACGTCAACCAGCAATTCAGCAACGCAACAGCCCAGCGGGCCCGAACGCTTGGCCGATACGGCCTGAACCCAAACTCAAGCGCCTTCTCGTCGCAGTCCGGCAAGGACGCCATTGCCCAAGCCGGCATGGCCAGCGGCGCGGCGACTGGCGCGGCCTTCGACACCAAAGACCGGGCGATTGCCCTGCGCAGCGGTGTTGCCAACTTTGGCCGCAACATGCCAAACACTGCGGCACAGGCCAACGCAACCTCCAACGCATCGAATGCCGGGGCCTCAAGCACCAGCCAGGCCTCCGCCAACGCTGCCGGCGCGGGGGCAGGTTTCATGAACGGCACCTACAACACCAGAATCGGCGGCCTTACCGACTACGGAAACACTCTCGGCGTCACCGGCGCGCGTGAGTCTGCGCTGTGGGGTAACGTCGCCCAAGGCCTTGGTAGCCTGACTGGCGCCGCGATCCAAGGGGGTGGTGGTTGGGGGG